TATTTACATTTGATGGTTGACTCCAGTTTTTAGCTGTATTCAAATCAGCATTACAACTTGTACCCTCAAATCCACCAGCTCCGGTAATATCTTCACCTGAACAATCACAAGCTTGACAATCTGGATAAGTTAACATAGGAATTTTGAGTTTCTTCAAATCAGGAAATCTTCTTCTAATTTCGGAAGGTGTTGGTGGTTCTATACAATTTGCCCCGAGTCCACGTTTGTTTGCCCACGTACAAAGTCTATAGAATAAGTTTAGTACTGGTAAAAGAACAGCTATGAAAAACTCCCTAACAAAAGTAAGTAACAAAGAAAGAACATGTAAAATGATGATAAGTGTGAACAATGTCGGAGTTAAAATAGCTAGAAATGTGTTTGCTATAAAGAAAATGAAATCAAATTTATAATTTGCATCTGTTGCTGGGAACTTGTTAATAGTACCTTCACAAGTTTCATCTGTTATGTCCTTAATTGCGACAAATCTATTTACAAACGTACCACTTTTAAAGTTGTCAATTAAAGCTGCTGTAGTGTAGACCTTTTTGTATTTAAGTTTATAAAACGTATCCTCACAATTTACCATTTCAGACATTCTATTGATAAACTCGTTGTTAGCTAACGAGAATCCATTTGTATAACCACTCCAATCCAATCCAAAGTAGTATGAACTTTGAAATTTTTTATATTCAGTTGACCCCGTACTAACATTGTAAGCTGGGTCGGTTTGAGATTGAACCCATCCATACTCCTTAATATTTGGAACTAAGTAATATCCCCTTCTTATTTCCCTTTTTTCAAATGTCGGTGGTTGATCATACTTAATCTTAAAACGATACTTTCCAGATGTTGGAATACCAACAGAAGGATCTAAACTAATTATTTGTTCTCCGAACTCGTTGGTTGTTACATAATCCATATTCATAGGGACGTTGAACACAAACACCCCGTCAGTATCAATAACTTTTCCACCTAAAGGTAAATCAGCTTGCTCTAATATTGGATATCCGTTTTCATCGTTGAATATTGTTTGACGAACGGCTATTATTTCACCCGGTCCACTTGTTAAGTTACAAAGTTTACCTATTCCATTTTTGGGACTACATCTTTTACTTAAACTCTGTTCGTCTACGTTGGTAAATAAAGAACCCATAAAAAGTGCTGATGGAATAATTTTAACACCTGAGTCAACCAAATTGAAATCTTGTCGTGTAATTCTTATCTGACAAGTCTCAGGATCTCCCCAAAATGGTTGAACTTGTATTGTTTTGATTTGGTTAACTATTTGAGGTAACAACGCTAAGTTGTTAGATGATGGAAACTTGTTACCATCGATTTCTTCAGGTGTTGCAAGTCCAATATCAACTAAGTCCTGTGGTGATAATGAAAAAGCACCAATATCAGATAGGTCACAATCCATCACTAACTGGTGTTCCCCAAGTGGGACTCCCATAATCATAAAGTCCCCACTCGTATTTGTTTTTACTGTGAACTTGTAATACTTGTCATATATTTCAATCAGTGCTGGATTTGTGATGATATCCTGTTTCGAGGGAAATGTTCCAGTTGGTGTGTGACCACCGTGTTGTTGATCATAAGGTAACAAATTATATCGATACCCATCCTCATTAGTATCGGTAATTGTACGATATGGATAAAGAGTTGATATTATTTCGTTTTGAGAATCTACTTGATCCAAAGGAACAAAAACACTAATTTTAACATTTGGTACACCAAACCCATCATTTACAATTACCCTTCCAGCCACAACCCCATAGTCAGCACAAAATCTAGGGTAAACATCCTCTTGTCGGATTTTCAAAGATAAAATTTCCAATTGATCAAAATCTTGATCCAATTGAACATTTATCTGTTTATCTACACCTATTTGAGTTCTTATCCTGTAACTGTTGGACATAAAAATGTCTTTTTTGATAAATAGTAAAAGTACTATTTTTCAAAATGTAGTTGACCAAAACAGAAACTAAATTGTTAGGTTAAAATAATTGATTGGTAATTTTTGGTTCTGACAGTTATATCCCTATTTGGATATCTGACTTGATATATTTGGTTCGGTTCCGCGAATATTGTGTTATCAACCAAAGATATTTTTTTCGTTTCTGAGTTCGAATACGGCATTGATGTTTGTGCTGACGAGTATTGTCCACCAACTTTACCAAAAATAGAAATATCATTAACACTTAAAACGCCATTTTCATTCTGTATTATTCTGTAAAGTTCAGATAGAACAATATTTTGTCCCATATTTCTAATTGCTGGACTGAAGAATGTTGTTACTTTATCAATAATGTTTGTTATTACAACCCCCTGATTTTGTGAGGCATCTAACACAACTGATATATCTACAGCCACGTCAATAACTTGAGCACTTCCAATGGTAACATAATCGTTAATCATCCTATAGTTTGACAAATACTCAGCAATGTTATTTTTCAATGTTTGAGATACTTCGGGAACTAATTTACCATCTTGATTGTAAGATAGTATATTAACATTTATTTTGTTATTGTTTTCTGTAATTGAAACTTTTGCAGGAGCGCCAAATTGTGGTGGCATATTTCTAAGTACCGCTTCATAGTCCTGAATTGTTACGGCTCTATTTTGAGCACTAAAATTGTAAGTTACATAATTACGAACTTCCTCAGTTGACGGATATCCAGCACCACCAATTGCGGCGACAGGGTTATTACATACCAAAGAATTTACAACTTGATTATTAATTGTTTCGGATGGTCCGTTTACAAAGAAATTTACAGAACCAATTTGATTGATTACATTTACCCCAAGATTTGTTCCAAGTCCACCACCAATTCTATATTGAATGAACAATGTTGTGTTTGCTTGTGGTATAGAACCTAGTGCTAACGAATTGTTTTGATAACGTTGTATTTTTAATGGTACATCTAGTGCAGTAAACTCTCTCAATTGATCATCCGCAGTGTTAGTCCCCCCACCAAAGGTTATTTTATAAAAACCTTCTGGTGTATATTCTGTCATAAATCTTTGTTGGGTTTCAATGTAAACACCAACTTTGATTGCTGGATCATCTGACGGTTTGGATGGATCCTCAACGAAAATTCTACTTTCCGCAAGTGCTGGAACTTCATACCATCTACCTTGTAAACCCAAAAACTCTTGATCGGATGGAACATTCGAATATGCTGTACCCGGTTTTTGGATCATAGATGTGATACCTAACACATTTTTTTCAGGTAGAAAGAAACTAAAAAAAGGAGTAACATCATTAGGTAATATGGTTCTTTTGAAGACTTTGGTAATTCCATTAACAACTGTTTCTCTTTTTGTAATTGTGTAGTTAATTAGATTATTATTGGCATCAAAATTTGGAATCTTTAATCTATTGGGTATACCATCCACATTGAATGGTGATGCAAAATTTACATCATAAACAGTTTCAAATATTTGTCCAGAACCAATAATCTGACTTCCTCTTCTTAAAGTTCCTAAGTATCTCTCATCTTCTTTATCCCCAAATACAGGTACTGTTATTGAAAAGTCAACTAAAGCAACTGAAGGTCTTTGACCTGGTATTTTTAACCCGTAAGTTCTTGCAATATTATAGATAGACGACCTTTGTTGTGCAAATTGTAATACGGTTTCTTGTATACTTCTATCGATGTTGTAATGAAGATTATCCGCAACGGCAGCATTTAAATCCAAGAACACTGAAAATATTGCAGCGTCATTGAAGTTGTCAATTAACTCAGGATAATACGTCCTAGTGTAATTGATGAGTTCTTGTCGAATAGTTACAAAATCCCTTGCAGTATATGATATTTTTCTTTCAGCCATATTAGATATTAATAATTACAAAGTCCTTAGAATTAAATACATCATTAGAAATAGCGTAATCAATTCTAACTTTTGCTGTATATTCGGAAACATTTTGATTTGGTATTGTGAGTTCAGGATTTACAACATTCCCAGCAGTAGTAACAGTCATACCAGCCGCTTCGTCAGAAGCAGCTCGTATAACTATATTTGTGATCTGTAAGTTGGGTAAAAATTGTTGTACCGAGTCACGGATTTCAGATTCAATCTCCGAAAATGTAGGCCCATCCATTGGTTGGAAAATGTACTCGTATAATCTTGTTCCAAAATTTGGGAGAAAATAACGACTACCTTTTCTTGTCAAAAGAAGATGAATAAGATTTGTTCGTATTTCTTCGGCAACATATTCGGTTAGTTCCAAATACTTGCCTTCCATACTATCCACAAACGGGAAACTTATTCCATAAGTTTTACCTTGAGCCATATGTATAAATATAACACCTTAAATTTTGTGATATATTTTACGAACTACACGTCAGACAATCTGGATCATCCAAAGAACAAACCTTATTCAACATTTCTTCTGTGACGGTCAAATTATTATTTTCAATTTTAATTTTTGGTGTGGACGTTTCATCTGTTTCCAAAGAATTTAATTGAGACATATCAACGCCCAAACCTTTGATTGCAGAAGCTTTTGCCTTAGTTCTCAGGTAATACATACCCGTTTTTAGACCTAATTTCCAACCATACATATGTGCTGAGGATAGTTTGGATGGTGTAACTTCCTGCATAAACAAGTTAAGAGATTGTGACTGGTCAATAAAAATAGCTCGATCACGTGCCATATCCAAAATTGTTTTACCTTTCATTTCCCAAACAGTTTTGTAAACTTCTCTGATTTCTGCAGGTATTTCCTCAATCTTTTGGATAGAACCATTACCATCAAATAACTTTAATCTGATTCTATCGTTCCACATACCAATGTTTACTAAGTCATCAACTAAGTGTTTATTGATAATTACAAACTCACCACTCAATACATTTCTCTTGTATAGATTTGTTGTGAATGGTTCAAAACATTCATTGTTTCCTAGAATTTGTGCGGTACTTGCGGTAGGCATTGGAGCAACCAATAAGGAATTACGTAATCCGTGTTGTTTGATTGATTCTTTAAGTCCATACCAATCCCATAGACCCGATAACTGATCAACATCTACGTTCCACAATTCAAATTGTAATTTACCTTGTGATGCTGGTGAACCATGATAAGACACATAGGTACCATCTCTTTTTGCTAAATCGTTGGATGCTGTAAGAGCTGCAAAATAGATTGTCTCAAAAATCTCTTTATTCAATTTTTGTGCTTCGGGACTTTCAAATGGTATAGATAACATAGCAAAAGTGTCTGCTAAGCCTTGAACACCAAGACCGATCGGACGATGTCTTAAATTTGAATTTTTAGTTTCAGGTGTTGGATAATAGTTGACATCAATAACTCTGTTCAAATTGGTTGTCATTTGATATACCACATCATACAATCTTTTGAAATTGTAGGTTCTGAGTTTTTTGTTTTTCTCTCGAACTTTACCTGAAGGAACATCAATAAATTTCGGTAAAGCTACAGATGCCAAATTACAAACCGCTGTTTCATCTTTGTCGGTATATTCTAGGATCTCCGTACATAAATTTGAACTTTTAATCGTTCCTAGATTTTTTTGATTGGATTTATAGTTTGCGGCATCTTTGTATAACATATATGGAGTGCCTGTTTCAATCTGTGAATCCAAAATCTTTTCCCAAAGTTCTCGAGCTTTGATTGTTTTAATAGCCTTACCATCTCTTTCATATTTGGTATAGAGTTCAGTGAATTTTTTATCTTCAGGTGAGTCATAAGCATCAATCAAGCCTGGTACTTCATCTGGAGAAAACAACGACCACAAACCATCGGACTCAACCCTTTCCATAAACAGATTAGGTGTCCACATCGCCAAGAATAAGTCACGAGCCCGCATTTCTTCTTTTCCGTGGTTTTTTCTCAAATCTAAGAAGTCAAATACGTCAGCATGCCAAGGTTCGAGATAGACCGCAATTGATCCTTTTCTCCTACCCCCACCATTGTGAACAATACCAATATTTGTTGTATAATTTGGTATTTGTTCTATTTCTAAATCGTAAACCTCAGTATCTGAATTTGTGGTGTGTACGGATTCGATGGTAACAAATTCGACTTTATCTAAATCTAAATTTACAAATTCTGTTTGTAACTCACCATCCAATATTTGGTGATCTAATACTATATTCAAGTTTTTCATTTTTTTATATTATTTTTATTTTTCCTTTGTGCCAAATGTAAAAGTTAAAATTATACCCTTTCAAAATACAACCATCTCTTTTACACAAATTTTTTTCCTTGTCGATTTCAAAAGTTCTAATAGATTTAACTTCAATGATTCTATTTTCACTCTTGACTTAGATATCAGGGTAAT